ATGAAAGAACGCATCAACCGCGAACTGATCCGCCGGCTTGAAGCCGAGCGTCAAGTAACGATCGATGCCGGCGGCAGCCCGAAGGTCCGCGAGATCTACGATGACCAGCTGACCGGCTTCGGCGTCCGTATGCGCGCCAACGGCTCGATCTCGTATCTGTACCGCTGGACCGGGCCGGGCGGCCAGCAGAAGACCGCGATCGGTCATCCGTCGATGAAGATCGACGAAGTGCGCGCGGCCGTGCGCGCGTTCATCTCGCGGACCGATCACAAGGCCGATACGATGCCGGCACGCGTCGCGAAGCACGAGCGTCGCGTAGCCGACCGGAAGAACGTCGAGATGCCGATCGTAGGCGACTATCTCGATGGCGACTACCGGACGTTCTGGCTCGGCACGACCAAAAGCGAGACGCCCGAACAGAACATCAAAAATATCCGGCGTGACTTCACCGACCTGATGGACACGCGGCTCGATGAAGTCACGCGCCCGATGATGAAAAAATGGATCGAGAAGCGCATCGCGCACGGCGCGAAGCCTACCGGTATCAACCGGACGCTCGGATCGATTGGCGGCCTGTTCTCGCACGCCGTAGAGCACGAGATCATCCAGTCCAATCCGTGCGCAAAGCTGCGATGCAAGGTCGATCCTGAAGAAGAAGAACAGCACGGCCGCGAACTGGACCCGGGCGAAGAACAGCGGCTGCGCGCCGCGCTCGATGCGCGTGAGGCGCGTATCCGTGCGCAGCCCGATGACGGCCGCCGTCTCGCGTCTGTATCGGAACACCTGCCGTACGTCGATCACGTCAAGCCCGCTATCCTGTTCGCACTCAATACCGGCCTGCGCCGTTCTGAACTGCTGCGCGCGCGCTGGACCGCGATCGACTGGAAAGCGAAGACATTCACGGTCGAAGCGCGGACCTCGAAAGTCAAGCGTACCCGGGTCATCCCGCTGAATGCCGAAGCGCTCGCGATCCTGAAGACGTGGCGCGCGATGTTCAAGCGTCACGATCTGGTCTTCACGAACGAGTTCGGTGAACCGCTGCGCGAAGTGCGCGACTGGAACAAGATCAAGGCCGAGGCGCAGATCACGGACTTCCGCTTCATGGATACACGTCATCACGCGGCCACGCGCATGATCAACGAAGGCGCTTCGCAGTATCACGTCCAGAAGATCCTCGGTCACGCGGACAGCCGCATGACACAGCGCTACATGAAGGCGCGTGACGAGAAGCTCGCGGAAGCGATCGCGCTGCTTGATATGCCCCGCACGGTCGAGGCCGCCGACGATACCGGCGAGAAAGCCGCATAAGAGAAAGCCCGCGCAAGGCGGGCTGTTCTCGTGAAGCCCGCTCACGCGGGCTTTTTTTTCGCCGCCGGTTTGGCGGGCGGCCGTTCTATCTGATGCGTATGCGCCTGTTCCCACTCGTTCAGGGACTCGAGTGTGATACGCACGACCCGGCCGGCGCGAAACTCCTTCGGCCCTTCGCCGCGATCGCGCATCCGGTAGTAAGTCCATCTAGTAAAGCCATATCGCTCGCAGAACTGATCTACCGTTATGAGGTCAGTCATCGGTTTGCTGTCCATCTTCTTCCATCCTCGCAAAAAGATCCGCGAGCGTATCGAAACAGATCTCGCACAGCCCGCTGATCTTCGTCTCGATCCAGCCCGCTTCGCTATACACGTTCGCGTCACTGAACGGCTCGCCGCAGCACCGGCAACTCGTTCGCGGCGCGCGCTCGTGCGCGAGCACGATCACCACCTCGACGGGTCCGAACATGATTCCTCCCCCCATGTGCAGACCCCGCACAGCGAGCCCGCATAAACGACCTTGCCCATCAGTACGCCCGTGACCACGGGCGACTGTCCGCACACTTCGCACTGGCGTCCGTAGTCCGGCACCCATTCGTCGACCACGACCGAATCGACGGGCGACACCTGGACATCAGGCGGCGAAAACTTCGCGCGCCGCTTCGCGTTCCTCGATGACATCGAATCCTCCTAGCCGCCGCACTCCGGCGCCATGATCCAGCGGACGAACCATACGGTACCCGCAACCCCGCCCGTCATCAGCAGCGCGAAGACCACGAGCACCAGCGCGACGAGCATCCCCGCAAAGACCTTGGCGCCCGGCGCGAGCGACGTATCGCGCGGGAGACGTGGCCGGTCATTCATCGTCAGCCCCTTCGCTGTCAACCTCGACCGCGCTCGCGCCATCGAGCGTGGCCGGGACTTCATGCTTGAGCAGCGCGACCAGTTTCGCGGTCTGGTCGGGGCTCGGCAGGATCTGCGCGCGCGCAACGCACGCACAGGTCCCGCCTTCCTTCGCGGTGATCGCGAGCTTGTCGAACGTTGCTTCGACGAACAGCAGATCACCCTTCGACGCGCGGCCGTTGCCCGTGTGCAGATGCAGGCCCACCGGCGCGTATGAGCCCGCCCATTTCACGGTACCCAGCTGCGGGTTCTTCACGTGTGTCATATGGTCGGCATCGTTCAGCAGCCCCGCGTCATCCGCCGATGGTTCGTAGAGCGAGCTTCGCAGCGTCGGGCTCAACTGGTCCAGCGCCCGGTTCGGCAGATCGAAGCCGAGCTTGATATCGACCGCCGTGACTTCTGCGTCACCATGCTGTTCGGTCCGAACGTTCAAATGCAAAATCTTCACGGGATGTTTGATGAACTCCAGCATGATCACGCCCTCACGAGTGAGATAACCGCGCCGCAAAACTCATGCGCCTCACGGTAGAAACTGTCCAGCATGATGATTGCCGCTTCGTCGGTCATACGGGTCAGTTCTTCATCGACATCGAGCATCGACTTGAATCCCGCATAGAACGCCTTGCGCATCTCGTGGTACTGGATCAGCGGGGCATCGTGCGGAATCACGCGCGCCGCGAACTCGCACCAACGTTGCTCGATGGTTTTCATGACCGGCCTCCCGGTGTGATGACCAGTGCGGCGACACGCGCCGCGCGTATGCATTTTGGGTTCGTGTCGATCCACGCCTGTTCATCGGGCGCAGGCCGGCGCAGCGCGCCATCCTCGAAGACCGACCACGTCGCGCAGTACACGCACAGCGAGACGTCGCCATCGTGCGGCACGCGCGGGAGCGCGCCCGCCGCCGTATGCGCGCTGTTGTCCTTGCCACACGTCCGGCATCTGATCGCGACGTTCATACCCGCACCTCGTCCTCGCGGGCCTCGTGCGCGAGCAGCCGCGCGAAGCGCAACGAACGTTCCTCGAACGTATGCGCCGGACCGATATCGGCATCGACGCCACTGACTACGGCACGCATCACCGCGCGCGACACGCCGAACAGATACGCCATGCGCGCTTCGGCGATGCACTCACCGAGACCGATCAGGCCGTCGACCAGTTCGCCGATCGCGGACTCGGCATGGATCGGCGCGCCGCCCGTCGCGATTACGCCGGCGGGCTCGATCAGGCGCAGCACGATGTCTCGCAGGGCGAACGAGTCGATACACTGCGCGGCGGTCGGGACCTCGTAGGACGCGCAGACCAGCATCGAAAAGTACTGGTACAGAAGATCGTCGATCATCTCGTCCGACTGATCATCGAACGCGGATTCGAACGCCATCTGGACACCTTCACGCGTACGGTAAAGCGTCATGATTGATCTCCGTTCTCGAGGTCGGCTGCGAGCGTCGAATAGAGTTCACCGAGTTCGGTGCGCAGCCCTTCATCACCGATCACGTGCTTGATCAGGTCGGCAGCCGTGTCGAGGTCGTCTTTCGTCTGCGCCTTCTTCAGACGGTCCGCCACGTCCGCATACGTGTACTGCGGCTTTCCTTCGTCCTGCGTGGCAGCGGCGGCTTTCGGCTTCGCGTCCTTCTTCGACTTCATGCGTGACTTGACCGTATCGGCACGCGTACCGCCCGCCGGCTGCGCGACGTTCGCGGCGGGATCGTCGCCCATCTCGAACCACTCGGCGGGCGTGCTCATGCCGTCGCGCAACGAGTTGAAGATCTTTTTGAGCGAGACCGCGAGCGCGGGCGTCAGCGCCGACATGTGGCGCTGGATACGCTTTTCGATCATCTCCTTCGTGACGCCGTACGTCTCGAAGCGCTCGATCATCTGCGCGATCAGTTCTTCCGTCACTTCGACCTTCGTCGCGAGCGTGACCTCGCATTGCCTGACGGCCGCTTCGATCACATCGCCATCGATCAGCGCGAGAATGCAGGCGCGCTTACGGCGCGCGCCATAGTTCGCAATCATCTCGTAGATGTCGCGCTCGTCCTTCAGCGCATAGCCACCCTGTTTTGTATCGCGCCAGTGGCGTACGGTGAAGGTTCGCACGTCGCGATAGTTCGACTCGTAGTCCCACGCATACGCGAGACATTCGGACACACCGTCGCGACGTGAGATCTCCTTGACGCCCGCTTCCATGTTGCCCCAGCACTTCGCGAGTGTTTCCGCGAGACGGATCGACGGGCCCGTGATGTCGTTGCCGCCGCGCGAGTACTGGTACGTGGCTTCTTCCGCGAGCCCTGGGCGCATGCAGTTCTGCAGGATGCGATCCATCGCGCGGCGCGGATCACGCGGCTGCGAACGCGCGAACACGAGCGCGGCCTGAACTTCGGCGATGGCCTTCGACTGTTCGACCGCGATCAGGGCGCCAGCCGCCGCGGACGCGGCTTCATTGCCGAAGGGGTTCGGCGCGATGACGTCATTCATTGCTGCCTCCCTTCTTCGAATAACGGAAATCGACGTACTCGACGGCCTCGACCTCGTAGGCTTTGCGCTCGATGACCTTGCGACGGTACGACCCGCCGTTCGGCAGCAGTCCGATCGACGCATTACCCATCATGTGCAGCAGTCGCGCGCGCGCCGCGTCAGAGCCCGCGTGCATCAGCTTTTCCTGTTCGTCAAAGTCCATCTTCGTGTAGTGCAGCGCGCTGGCTTCGGCGGGCAGCTTGATGGTCTGCCCGTTCGTGCCGCTATACATGCGCTTGAGCAGCGGGATCGCGCTCGGATGCTGGTAATCGAGCGACGGCGCTTCCTTGCGTTCGATGTGCTGCCAGAACGTGGCTTCGCCTTCCTCGATCAGTTCGATCATCTCGGCATCACGCTCGACGTGATAGACCTCAAGGCGATTGCCGCCGATACAGGCCGCCAGATGCCACACGTCATAGCCCGAGACCGCGAGATAGTGCGCGCACTGGAGCATGTACTCCGGCGGGATCTCGTCTGATCCCGGCTCGCCCCATTCACCGAAGCGATACGCGAGCGCATCAACGTTCTTCGCTTCGAGTCCTTCACGCTTGCCGTCGATCGTGCGGTCATAGTTCGCAAGCATGTAGCCGTATCGTGCGTGATGCGCGATACGGTTATGCCGGCGCAGCTTCACGCCATAGCGCTCCGCGAACTCGTCAGCGATGACCGCTTCCATACGCTGCCCAAAACGCATACGTTCGGCGTTCTCGGGAAAGTCGACATCATCGAGCGCGCCCGTCTTCTCCTGAAAAAGCTGGAACATCGTTTTATGTCGTGACTGACCGAGCGCGGCCGCCGCATCGCTTCCACCGATGCCCGCACGCCGCAACTCAAGCCACGCTTCGCGTGACTGGTTCATTACCCGCTCCTGATAAATGGGATAGCCGCGTTATGGCAAACCGTAATAGCGCGAGATCGCGACGCGCGGCTCGGCATAGCGATAACGCCGTTGCAACCATTGCCTGCGCAACGATTTCGGGATACTTCGCAGCACGTGGCGATAGCTCATGGGTCGACGCTTATCGAATCGATAAACGTTCGCGGGAAGCGATACCAGATAAGGAAGCTGGCCCATGTCTCTCTCGAAATAATTTTTAATAGTTGTATCTAATTGTTTCTATCGCTTTTCACCTGTATGCGACACGGTGCTACTCAAAGCGAATGAGGATGATCGTAGAACCGCTTTAAACGCACCGCAAATAAATTTACACAGGGTCCGATCGGCGTGTGCGGTGCAGCATAGATATCTCCTTATGATGCGCCTTGCCTGAAGTTGCGCTTAAAGATATCGGGCGGGCACCTTTCATGCTGTCCATTTTCTCTGACTTCCCCGCTGCGTAAGGAGTTGCCCAACGGGAATAAATACCCGTATTAAACCGTTGGCGTCGCTGTCAATCGGTATTGACCGCCGTTTCCTCGTGGATATCACGTATGACTAATTATTGCGCCGCATCACAAAAGTGACATCGGCCTGTTCAGCATAGCTAGGGTTTGCCACTACATGCAGTGCAGCAAAATTCCATAAGCAACCGGCTGCTACTGGCTGCTCCTTCGTGCGATTTAATGCACCTTTAAAATGATAAAAAAACAGGCAAAGGTGACGGCGACGTATTAACGGTTAATCACTTTTACGGTATGGCGCAACATTGCTGCTAACGGTTTTCAAGCCTAATGTTCCCTCTCGGATTAATCCAAACTGCATCATCGAGGGAGCGGGACCATGACACAGGATCAGCCGTCACAGGATCGTCCGCTCCACGAGCTATCGATCAGGGAACTTGATCTGCCGAAGCGCGTACGGAATGCACTTCGTGCGCAAGGCGTCAACACCATCGGTGATCTCACGGCGTACTCGCTCGCAGAACTGGCGCTGTTTCCGAAACTCGGCCCGTTCGCCGTGAACGAGATCATCACGGCGCTGCAAGCCGTCGGTCTCGATCTGAAAAAGCCGGACGCTCCCGCGAGCGCGATTGCGATCGCTGAACCGCAAACCGCTTAAGCGGGAGAGCGGTCATGTCATCCCGTATCCGCACGGTAAAGCCCGCCCTGTTCCAGCACAGCGCGTTATTCGATGCCGAACAGCAAACCGGTTTGCCGCTTCGTCTCGCGTATATCGGCCTGTTCACGTGCTGCGATCGTGAAGGCCGGTTCAAGTGGGACGAGCGTGAACTGAAGCTGCATGTTCTGCCCTGGGATGAAGTCGATTTTGCACGCGTGCTTGACGCGTTAGTCACGCGTGGTTTCGTTGTGAAGTACGCGTCAGATACGGGTGAAAAATACGGCTGGATTCCGACGTTTTGCAAGCATCAGGTGATCAACAACCGCGAGAGCGCATCTGAACTACCGGCCCCGCCGGAGTCCCTTGACCAGCAAGGATCAGCGACGCGTGATTCACGCGTGCCCCACGCGAGACCCACGCGGACACAGGGGAAGGGAAGAGAAAGGAAGGGAAAGGAAGTAAACCTTAAAACCAAGGGTACTAAGAGACCGATAACCGATAACTCGCGCGAACGCACGGACGATGCGCCGCATGTCTCTCCTACCGGCCCGGCGTCGATCTCGCTTGCGATGCGCAAGGCGCACATCACGGGTGCGCAACCGGCTAACCCGCGGATCATCGCGCTGGCCGATGCGGGCGTGACGTCCGAAGCCGTGACCGAGGCGTGCGACGAAGCGCATCGCCAGCATCCCGACGAGTCGATCAGCGCTGCCTACGTCCTGACGATCCTTGAACGCTGGCAGCGCCAGCCGCAGCGCGCGAACGGTCACGCCAACGGTCACGCGTCGCACTCGTTCGATGAACGATCGAAAGATCGCAAACGGGCGATTGACGGACTGACGGGACGCGGACGCAAATCGCGCAACGCGGGTGACGTGGTCGATGTGGCAGTCAAGGAGATCGGACATGAGCCGGACCGTTCCTGAGCATTGGATCGAAAAGCTGTTCTCGCGCATGGCATCGATCTGGGGCTCGCGCTTCGCGGACATGTGGCGCGACTGCGATCTCGACGAGGTCAAGGCGACGTGGCGCGCGGGACTCGCGGACGTGACCGATGACGGTCTGAAGCGTGGCGTGGCCGCGCTGTTCCACGAGAAAAGTCCGCCGCCGCTGCCGCGTTTCATCGAGCTTTGCCAGCCGCAGCCGGCGATGTACAGCGCGCTGACCGACGACTCGAAGCGTACGCCATCGGTCGAAGCGCGTGCGCATCTGGAGGCCATCGCGAAGCGTATCGGCATGCACCAGCCCGGCATCGCATGGGCCCGGCGCATTGTCGACGAAGCGGCGCACGCCCACGTGCTGCCGGGCAACCGCCTACAGGTCGCACTCGATGCGATCAAGGCGTGGGAACAGACGCACTACCAAGCCCGGCGCGAGCCCGGCTCCGATGATGACCAAACGGAGGTAACGCTGTGAACTTCGAAAACGATCTTCGTACCCGTGCTGAAAAGCTCGTGCTGTCCGCGCTCCTGCAGGACAACGGCTCGGTGCGTCATATCGCGCAACTCAAGCCCGCGCACTTCTCGCACGACACGCACGGGCAGATCTTCCGCGCGATCCTCGCACTGATCGCCCAGGACGAACCGGCCGACCAGTGCAGCGTGTTCTCGTGGATGGACCGGTGCCGTCAACTGCGGCGCGTGGGTCTGTTCGGCTATCTGTGCGATCTCGCGAAGCTGCCAGCGATCCCAGCGAATATCGGCTACTACGCGTGCGCGCTGACCGCCGAGGAGCTTGTGAGCATCGCGATCAGGCTGATTCAGGTGCATACGCACGGCCTGAACGATCCCGGCCACCGTCACGGCATCAGTGACCCCGGCCACAGCCACGGTATCAGCGATCCCGGCCACAGTCACGGTTGCGTGATGTTCGGCATTGACCTCGCAAGGGAGCGCTGATCATGCGCGTGGCGTTCACGATCCTTGGCGAGCCCGCGAGCAAGGCGAACTCGCGCGAGATCGTCACGCGCAAGGTCCGCAAGGCAGACGGCACGCTCAAGACCCGGCCGATGTCGATCAAGAGCGACAAGGCGCGCGACTACGAACGCGACGCGCTGAAGCAGGTTCCGCCGGCGGCGCGCGTACGAATGGAAGGACCCGTGCGCGTGATCCTGCGGATCTGGTACGCGACCGAGCGGCCCGACCTCGACGAGAGCGTGATCCTCGATGTCCTGCAGGACCGCTGGCACACGGTCAAGCGCAAGAGCGGTGATACGCGCCAACTCGTGCACCACGGCGTGTATCGCAATGACCGGCAGGTCCGGCAGAAGTTTGTCTTTCACGGCATCGACCGCGTGAATCCACGGGCCGAGGTCGTGATCGAATCGTTGCAGGCGCAACAGATGGCGCTTGCCCTTGAACCCGACTTTGATCCTCTCGAAGCTATCGCATGAACAGGAAGACCGAAACACTGGCGATGCGTCTGCATCTGGCCCACGACAACGAACGCATGCGCGAAGCGCTGCGGACCATTGTCGCGATGGCCGAGAACAGCCCGAGCGCGCTGACGATGAACGATATCGCGCGGATCGCGCGCGGTGCGCTGATCGCGATCCCGCGCGAGAACCCGGATCTCAGGCATCCCGAGACCATCACGGAGGCAGCGTGCAGCGCGAACGGCTGTCGCCGGACGCACAGCAGCCAATCCACCGGAACTATGCCGCCGGAGTCGGTGCCTTAGAACGAGCGATCATTTCCGCGAGTTCGTCAGGTAACGCCCTGTGCAATTCGGTGACCCGAAGGCCAAGCGCCCCTGCCCGCGCCGAAATCGACTGCATGCGAGGGTCATCGACAGGGACAACTTCATTGCGCTCCCATTCGGGATGTATCCCGATCATTTCGATTCCAAGCTCTCGATAAGAAACCAGAAAATCACCCGGGAAGTACAGCCCGTTACGATTGACCGGCTCCAAAAACTCAGTCATTTTTTTCGCTAGTTCATTACGATGAGGTCGGGCATCGTTAAAAGCCATGTTCGCCTGAACCCATGATGGGATGTTTGACAGCGCGACATGCACTTCGTGTAAGGCTGTGAGCCGCAATTCGAATAGCCGCTCCGCGACCGCCTTGCGAACCTCTGCCCGGAAGTTGTCGATGCTCTGGGTCCGCGCGAGTTCGTCTTTGTAGCCCTCCATGTCCCGACCAAGTTCGTGCCGATAGCGTTCTGCGTCGCGCTCCAAACGCGCCGTCAGACGTTTCGTCAACCACGCCGTTATCGATGAGCGGAAGATCAACCACGCACCTGCCGGCAGGACAAGAACGAAGGCGCCCCCTCCGACTGCGGACCAAAACGAAACAGCCAATATTGACATGTGTTGCTCGAATGTTGATCGGGAGTGGCGAGATTATGCCCCACACGGTCCCTTACGCGTCTATGCGTCTCACATAGGATGTTTGACTGGATTGCCATTCCGATGTTGGGGTGGTGCGATATGATGCAGACCTCCTGCCCCCGGTTTTCTTGATGACATGATGGAAAAGCGATATCAAGTCTTTATCAGCTCCACTTTCTCTGACCTTACGACGGAACGTGATCACGTCTTTCGGACGCTGATGGAAATGGACTGTATTCCTGCCGGCATGGAGCTTTTTCCCGCAGCGGACGAAGAGCAGTGGCAGTTCATCGAGCGTGTAATTGACGACTGTGATTACTATCTCTTGATTATCGGGGGACGTTATGGATCGCTGTCGAGCGAGGGAATCAGCTATACCGAAAAGGAATTCGATTACGCCGTCGCAAAGGGGCTGCGCGTCGTCGCATTGATACACGGAAAACCGGACGAAATACCTTCTGGAAAATCTGAGGCGGATCCGGCACTTCGTGCAAAGCTTGTCGCGTTCCGTGAAAAGGTCAAGACTGGGCGCCTCGTAAAGTTCTGGGAAAAGGCCGATGAACTTCCTGGACTTGTCTCTTTGAGCCTCACCAAGACCATAAAGACGTACCCGGCAATCGGATGGGTGCGCGCGAATCAGATTTCCAGTCAGGATAGCTTGATCGAACTCAACACTCTGCGGAAGGAAAAAGAGCAGCTTCAGCGGCTTGTTACGGAATTGCAATCGAAGATCGAGACGCGTCGCGAAATCTCGGACATCGCGGATATCGACAGTGAGTTCTCGCTGCGAGTCAGATACTACGACGCGGGAGCTAAACGGGGGTTCCAAGTTTCACAGAGTTGGCGTGCGATTTTTGCACTTATTGCGCCATATCTAATGGAAGATCCTAGTGAAGACGTGGTTAAGACGAAGTTGACCAAATCCTTGATGACGCAAAGAAATGTATCCGGAACTTCTGCGTCGGTAGATGAGCAGCAGTTCAAAACAATCGGCATTCAACTCGTTGCCTATGGCCTCGTGAGAATCGAGCATCTGAAAACTACCGCTGGCGGCCGAGCGCTATTCTGGCGAATCACCGAGAAAGGGCAACAACTGATGTTCGAAACTCGAGTAGTACGCGCCGGCCCGATAACGCCGGGACCTGATGGATCTGCACTTGTCGAGCAATAATGGGAAGATGACAGTTAGCTAGGATAACAAGGGAAAAGCATCGAAGTCGCTTGACGGCTTCACCTTGAATGCGAGTAGTTGCCGTGGGAGACTGTATCAGCAGAAACCGATTGCGCTGCATCTCGATTTGTCTCCGTCGACACAGATGCCGCAATCGCGCGCGTTGAACTTGACCCGCTCAAACGCGAAGGTATCCGGCATCCCATGGCGCTCAGGGAGGCATCGTGCAGCACGAATGCTCGTGGCCCGGCTGCGGCCGGCTGATCCCGCTCTCGCAGTGGGGATGCAAGGCGCACTGGTACAAGCTGCCCGCGCAGCTTCGCACACGCATCGGCCGCGCGTATCGTGCGGGCGTCGATACGGACACGCATCCCACAAAGGCATGGCACCGCGCGCATGTCGAAGCGCTCGCGTGGATCGAGCAGTACGAAGCGCAGCGCGCGAGCACGAGCTAGCCATGCTCGCGATCTTCGCGGACACTATCGTTGCGCTGCACGTCAGCTATGCGATACGCGCCACGCGTTCGGTCGCGCCCACATCGATGCGCAACGTGCTGCGTACGATCATGGAATCGGCGGAGATGATGAACCGGCAGCAGATGGACTGGCTTGAACGTCTGATCGGCCAGCGCTCGAAACTGGTCGACTTCGGCGGCCTGAACCAGATCGAGATCCACGCGCAGGCGGTCATGATCACAGAAGCCGTACGGCTGCGGCTACCGGAGCACGAGGCGTATGCACTGATGGCGCGCTTTGCGCGTGACATCGACAAGAGCGCGGGCGTCCACGGCATGGCCTGCTATCTGCTGACGTCCGGCTCGCCCGTACGCGAGCCCGAAGCGCTGGCCGATCTCGTGTGGCGTCGCTACCTGCCGCGCGAATATCTGGGCGGCTACAGTCTGCGCGATATCGAAGGCCGCACGCGCGTCAGCAAGTCCTCGCTCGGGCGCGCGGCGCGGTGGCTCGATGACGAGTGCGACGAGGTCGAACTGTCGGCGCTGCACCATCTCGAAGAGACGTTCATGCAGCAGGGAGTCGTCCGTTACACCGTCATGGAGCCAGCCTGATCCCTTGTGTTTGGGACAAAAAGGGCATAAATTTCGCTCCACATACTTGGCGAACTACGCAAGAGAGAGAAGTAGCAGCACCGGAAGCCCGCACGGACCCCGTTCCGTCGCGGGCTTTCGTCATTCTGGAGGTCCGCAATGGGACGCTGGGCACACCTTTACGAGACGGTGCGCTGGCGCAAGTTGCGCGCTTCGCATCTTCACGCGCACCCCTGCTGTGTGATGTGTCTCTCGCTCGGGTTCGACACCCGCGCGACGATCGTCGACCACAAGCATCCGCACCGTGGCGATACGCGCCTGTTCTTCGATCCGTCCAACCTGCAGAGCCTGTGCAAGCTGCATCACGACAGCGTGAAGCAGACAGCCGAGAAGCGCGGCCTGATGCCCGGTTGTGACGAGGACGGCAATCCGGTTGACCCGAATCATCCCTGGAATCGAGGTCTGCACCATGAAACCCGGTAACTATCCGCTCGACATCTATCGTGGCGACACGTATCGCTGGCAGTTCACGCTATGGTCGGACGCGGACAAGACCCAGCCCGTGGACCTCACCGGGGTCATCGCGCGTTCGCAGATCCGCGACAAGCCCGCGGGCAAGCTGCTGGCGAACATCGACTGTGCGATCACGATGCCGAACGTGATCCTTGCCACGCTGACGGCCGACGAGTGCGCGAAGCTCTCGGGCTCGACGTGTGCATGGGATCTCCAGCTTGAGTGGCCGAACACCGACATCACCACCCTGCTTGCGGGTGCCGTCGCGCTCACGATTGACGTGACCGACTCCGCGCCGGCCACGCTGTTCTCGGTGAAGGCATCGGCATGAGCACGCCCACCGTCGAGATCGTCGAGGTCGTCGCGATCGACAGCGAGCGCATGACCGTTGCCATCGCGGTCGATGTCGCGCCCGTCGAGGTCGATATCGCGGGCATCGACATCGCGCCCGTGGCCATCGATATCGAGGTCGAAGCGCGCATGCTCGATGTCGATATCGGGAGCGTGTACGCCGAAGCCGAGGCGATACTGGTCGACATCATCAGCCAGGGCAATACGAGCGGACCGCCCGGCCCGATGGGTCCGCAGGGTATCGCGGGTCCGCAGGGTCCGCAGGGCATTCCCGGCAACGATGGCAATGATGGTGCGACGGGTCCCGCCGGCGCGACTGGACCCGAAGGTCCGAAGGGAGACAAAGGCGATGCGGGTCCGCAGGGGATTCAGGGTGTACCCGGTGCGCAAGGCGATCAGGGTCCGAAGGGCGACGCTGGTCCGCAGGGTGTCCAGGGCGCTCCGGGTGCAACGGGTCAGACTGGACCGGTGGGCGCGACGGGTCCGCAGGGCGTCAAGGGTGATACCGGCGATCCGGGCCCGACCGGCCCGCAGGGCGATATCGGATTAACAGGCGCGACCGGCCCACAAGGCGACAAGGGCGACAAGGGCGATACGGGCACGCAAGGCCCGCAGGGTTCTGTCGGCGCGACGGGTCCACAAGGCCCGCAGGGCATCAAGGGCGACACGGGCATACAGGGTCCGCAAGGTCCAGTCGGCGCAACCGGTCCGCAGGGTCCGCAAGGCGATATCGGTCTCACTGGCCCGCAGGGTCCGAAAGGCGACACAGGCGCCACGGGTCCGCAAGGTGTTCAGGGTCCTGTCGGCCCAGCCGCTGATACGTCCACGCTCGTGAAGAAGGCGGGCGACACGATGACGGGCGCGTTGACCATTCAGCCCGCTTCCGGCGATGCAATGTTGTTAGCTTCCGCAAGCGCAGGCTCAACGCCGCGCGTGTTTTTGCGCAAGGGCGGGAGTGGTCCGAACATCGCGTATGACGGGACTTATTGCGGCTTCATCAATAACGCAGGCAACGCGTGGACTTTCAATGTCACGGACGCGGGTACGGCAACCTTGAAGGGCGGTCTGACTGTCAACAGCGAACTATGGTTAAGTGCCGCAGGCCAATACAGCCCGAACATCCATTTCAACGCGAACGGCTACGCGCCGACCATGCGCGCGAACAATTCGAACGGCTCACTTGAGATGGTCAATTCGGCCAATACGGCCGTCAACATGACGATCCTCGATAACGGCAATGTGACTACAAGAGGCACGCTTGCATCCAGCGTTGGCGTATGGGCAGTGAATGCGCAGTTTGGTCAGGACGGCAATGTCAACGGTTCGATATGGTCGAACGCAGGCGCGTTCAGTTTGTGTATGACACGGATTACGGGGAACAAGCATACGTGCGCATGGGATGGCAGCGCGGCCAATATCAACTTCTATGTTGATGGGACATTCATCGGTTATATCCATCAGGGCACGTCGGACGCTGCGCTCAAAACCAAGGTCGCTGACGTGTCTCCCGACTCGCTCGCCCTCGTGAACCAGATTGATTTTTTCAGTTTCGACATACAGGGCCGACATGTCGATATGGGCGTCATTGCGCAGCAACTAGAGGGCATTACGACGCGTTGGGTCTATCGTGCGCCCGATCATCCGGCGTGGCCTGAAGGTGTGGACCTGCCCGAACCGCAGCCGTCACCGCTGGCGTATGACCGCGATGCACTGCTGTTCGATGCGCTGCGCGCCGTCCAGCAGCTGTCCGCTCGCGTCGCTGCACTCGAGGCGATGGTGACGGCATGAACGCGCCCGATCTGATCGAGGTCGTAGCCGTCGAAGGCGACCGCATCCTTGTCGATGTTGTCGATCTTGGCAGTACTGCCGGACCACCTGGACCAGCAGGACCGCAAGGCGCGACGGGCGATAGTGGGCCGATCGGTCCACAAGGCGTACAAGGCCCGATTGGTCCGGCAGGACCGCAGGGCATACAGGGCGATCCGGGGCCGATCGGTCCCACGGGTACGCAAGGCCCCGCCGGGGCTACAGGCGATGCAGGTCCGGCAGGTCCGCAAGGTGTTGCCGGCGTACCGGGACCAAAGGGCGATCCGGGCACAGACGGCGCGACGGGACCGGCTGGACCTGCGGGACCGATAGGCGATGCAGGACCGCAGGGACCTCAAGGCGATATCGGTCCGAAAGGCGATACGGGTCCACAGGGCGCGCAGGGTTCGACCGGCGCAACGGGCCAGATAGGTCCGCAAGGTGTGCCCGGTCCGCAAGGCGTCACGGGCGCTACAGGTCCCGCCGGACCTCAGGGCGATGTCGGTCCCGCTGGTCCTCAAGGCAATGTCGGACCGACCGGACCACAGGGACCGCAAGGCGCTACCGGTTTGACTGGTCCACAGGGACCTAAAGGCGATACCGGCGCAACAGGTCCGCAAGGTCCGATCGGTCCGCAGGGTCCGGCTGCTGATACGTCCACGCTCGTGAAGAAAGCGGGCGACACGATGACGGGCACCCTCACGGTCAACGCCAGTGTCGGACTCATGAGCACGGGTCAGGTCCAGTTGAGAAACAACATCCTGTTCCAGAAGTCTGACGGGTCAGCGAACATGGGTTATTTGTCATCTGATCCGACCAACGGCTTAGGCTTTCTCAACGCAGCCGGGACCGCGTGGAATTTCAATGTGACCGATGCCGGAAACATTGGCATACGCGGAACGATGACATGCACGGGCGCGGCCTCTCACAGTAGTGACGTCATCCTCGCCACTCCCACAGCCAACCAGTACAGCCCTTGGTTGCGGCTGACTGCGCAGGGTTACGCTGCGGTCTTTATCCGCATGAACGCGGCGGCGAATCCACCGTGTGTCGAGTTCTATAACAACGCCATCACGGCCCGGAACATGACGCTGGATGACAACGGCAACATGACCTTACGTGCCGCGCTGTCCGTGGGCGCGAACCTCGGTGCATATGGAACGATCACCTCCTACATTCAGGGCGGCGGATCAGGTCAACTCGCGCTTCAAAATCCCGGTGGTGGTCAGTTCTATATGCGCGGTCGGAATGGTGGCGGCTATGAGTGGGTGAACAATGCTTATAACGCGGTTGTGGCGTGGATGCCTGATGACGGCTCGCTGTTCGTCAAGTCACTCACACAGACGAGTGACTACCGCCTCAAGACCAACGTCCAGAGCATTGATCCTGCTGATGCGCTCGCGCGTGTGATGCGCATACGTGCGGTTGACTTCGAGTGGATCAGTGATGGTCGGGCCTCGCGTGGCTTCATCGCGCACGAACTCGCTGATGCTGAACCCGTGGCGGTGACGGGCGAGAAAGATGCGATGACAACCGGTCCTGACGGTAGCGACGTGGTCGCACCGCAGGGCATAGACCAGACACCCATCATTGCCGATCTGGTCGCGGTCGTGCAGTCACTGACTGCGCGCGTGGCTGCACTGGAAGCGAAAGCATGACCGTCCGCCAGCTGGTCCGCGAGATCGCGTACGTGTGCGCATTCGTGGTCGTGATCGGCCTGCTGATCGTGCTGATCTACACGCTGCGATGCGGATACGCGGCAGAGCGTGCCAGAACGGCGCCAGATCGGTCCGCGCCTGCCGACCGTTGTATCGGCATCGATCGACGCTGCGACGTCACCACGCGCGTTCTGGCGATCCGCACCGTATTGCGAAGCGTCCCGCAATGCGGTGTCATCCGCACCGCATGGTGAAAAATTTCACAGGGTGGGACCGGAGGGGCGGTAAAAAAGTCGGGGACGTTTCCCGCCAGCACCCCGCGATCTGGTTTATTTCATTGACCGCTTTTCCGAACATAGGGGGTCAGATGGTCCGCAAGACGACAGCGGCTCGCGCCACGAGCGGCGAGCCCGATACCACGCAGAACGAGCCAGAACGGTCCACGTCAGCCCCGTGGCCCGCGCTGAATATCGAACGTCGCCCGCTCGCGTCGCTCGTTCCGTACGCCCGCAACGCGCGGCTGCACAGCGATGCGCAGATCAACCAGATTGCGGCCAGCATGCGCGAGTGGGGATGGACCCAGCCGATACTCGTCAGCGAGGACGGCATGATCATCGCCGGTCACGGTCGCGTGCTCGCGGGTCTGCGGCTCGGGCTCGACGATGCGCCCGTGATGGTCGCGCGTGGCTGGAGCGAGACGAAGGTCCGCGCGTACGTGATCGCGGATAACCGGCTTGCGGAGACCGCGACGTGGGACCGCGAGATGTTGAGCACCGAACTGGCCGAACTGCGGGACGTGTTCGACCTGTCGCTTACGGGCTTTACCGCTGGCGAGATCGAGGCGATGGTCGTCACCGATCTCCCGCCGCTCGGGGTCGAGTATGACGAGAGCGCGGCCAACGGCGTGAAGTTCATCAAGTGCCCCTCGTGCGGGCATGAGTTCCCGAGGTAACGATCATGGCCTATCACGAACGGCTCGCCGCCGCGTGGGACGCGCATCTTGCTCCACGTGGAACGAACGCGCCGACGGTTGTCTCGACGTTCGCCGGCTGCGGCGGCTCGTCGCTCGGCTACTCGATGGCGGGCTTTGACGAAAGGCTCGCTGTCGAGTGGAACGAGAAACAGGCTGCGTCATTCATCGCGAACTTTCCCGATGTCCCGCTGCACCTGGGCGATATCGCGGACCTCTCCGACGCGGAAGCGCTGCGCATGGCGCGGCTCGAACCGGGCCAGCTTGATGTGTTCGATGGCTCGCCACCGTGTCAGGGCTTTTCGCTGGCGGGCTCGCGCAAGTTTCAGGACGGACGCAACCAGCTATTCATCGAGTACGTCCGGCTGCTGCGCGCGTTCGCGCCCAGGGCGTTCGTGATGGAGAACGTTCGCGGGATGGTGATCGGCAAGATGCGCCTGATCTTCGCGGACATACTCAACGACCTGAAGGGCTGCGGCTATACGGTCAGCGCGCGCGTGCTGACGGCCGGTTACTACGGCGTCCCGCAGATGCGCCCGCGCATGATCTTCATCGGCATCAGGAACGACATCGCCGCGCACGGTATTCTGCCGTCGCATCCTGATCCGCAGTGCTGGCCGCCGACCGTGCGCGAGGCGTGGCACGGCATCGAGAACACGCCCGACGAGTGCGCGGTCGCGAAGCTCGCGCCCACGCGGCTGGTTCACCGGCTGCTCTACCGCATGAAGCCGGGCGAGTACGGCGACGAGTACCATCCGAACAAGCAGCTTTACGGTCTGCACCGGCTTGATTTTGACAAGCCGAGCCCGACCATCCTTCGCAACGGTGGCGCGGGCGGTGCGTGCGAAGCCTGCCATCCGAGCGAGCACCGTCGCATCACGATCGCGGAAGCGAAGCGCATCGGCTCGTTCCCTGATCCGTTCGTGCTGCGTGGCAGTTTTCAGGAACGCTGGGCGGCGATCGGTAACTGTGTGCCGCCGCTGTTCATGCGCGCGATCGCGCTGCACGTGCGTGGCCTTCTCGAAGCAGAGGATCGCCATGCCGCAACCGCGTAAGCCGACCGCCCTTCGCATCATCGAGGGCAACCGGGAGAAGCGTCCGCTCCCCAAGAACGAGGTCAAGCCGCGGCGCGGTGTACCGCTGCCGCCGTCGCACCTTGACGCGTACGCACTCGAGGAGTGGGCGCGTATCACGCCCGAGCTTGAAGCGATCGGGCTGATCACGCCGATCGACGGTACTACGCTCGCGGCCTACTGCCAGTGTGTCTCACGCTGGCGTCAGGCCGAAGAAGCCATCCAGCGCATGAAGAAGAAGGACGCCCTGACTTCCGCGCTCATGATCAAGACCAGCAACGGGAACGCAATCCAGAACCCGCTGATTGGTGTCGCTAACCGCGCAATGCACATGGCGATCAAGTTCGCCGCCGAGTTCGGCATGAGCCCGGCCGCACGCGCACGTCTCGCGGCACTCCCCGATGAAGGCCACTCCCCAAGCCGGAAAGAAAGCTACTTCTGATCCCGTCACCAAGTACGCGTCTGATGTCGTTGCGGGTCTCGTTATCGCTGGCCCGCATGTGCGCGCCGCGTGCGCGCGCCATCTCGATGACCTCAAGTACGGACGCGGCCGGGGCCTGACGTGGGACCTCGATGCCGCGCTGCGCGCCATCCGCTATTTTGCGGACGTGCTGTGTCTGAACGGTGGCGACTTCGAAGGCAAGCCGTTCATGCTGCTGTCGTGGCAGAAGTTCATCGTCGGCTCGCTGTTCGGCTGGAAGCGTCGTGACGGTACGCGCCGCTTTCGTGAGGCGTACGTCGAGGCCGGCAAGGGTTGCGGCAAGTCTCCGCTCGCGGCAGGCATCGGCCTGTACATGCTGACCGCCGACAACGAGATGCGGCCCGAGGTCTACGCGGCCGCCACGCGTCGCGATCAGGCGATGATCCTGTTTCGCGATGCCGTCGCGATGGTGGACCTGTCGCCCGAGCTAAGCAACCGGCTGGTGAAGTCGGGACGCGGCGAGCGCTGCTACAACCTCGCCTACTACGCCAAGGGCGGATGGTTCCGCCCGATCGCGAGCGACACGACCGGCCAGAGCGGACCGCGCCCTCACTGCGCGCTGATCGACGAGATCCACGAACACCGCGACCCCGCCGTGATCAACATCATGCGGGCCGGGAAGAAAGGCCGTAGCCAGCCGCTGATCTTCATGATCACCAACAGCGGCTTCGACCGTCACTCGATCTGCTGGGAACAGCACCAGTACGGAACCAATGTCTGCTCGCGGGCGATCGAGGACGATGCCTACTTCGCCTACATCTGCGCGCTCGACGAGGACGAGGAACCGTTCGATGACGAGTCGTGCTGGATCAAGGTCAACCCGTCACTCGGCAAGACCATCCAGAAAAGCTACCTGCGCGAACAGATCCACCTCTCGCACGGGATGCCGTCGCAGGAATCGACCGTCCGGCGCCTGAACTTCTGCCAGTGGGTGGACGCTGAAAATCCGTGGATCGACGGCGACCTGTGGCGCTCGTGTGAACAGGAGGAACTGCCTGACGAAGTATTCGCGGGACGCGACGTTTATGGCGGGCTCGACCTGTCGGGCGTGCGCGATCTGTCCGCGCTCGCGTATGTCGTACGGCAGGACGATGACTCGGTCGATGCGTTCGTGGACTTCTTCATCCCGCGCGACGGATTGCAGGACCGTATCAAGCGGGACAACGCGCGCTATGACACGTGGATCGATCGCGGCTTCGTGACCGCGACGCCCGGCGCATCCGTCGATTATTCGTTCATCGTCCAGGCGGTTGTCTCGCGCGCGATGTCGTTCGATCTGCAAGGCATCGCTTACGACACATACCGGATCAAGGACTTCATCGGTGAGATGGACGAAGGCAACTGCACGGTTCCGCTCGTGCCTCACCCGCAGGGCTACGCGCGCGCCGCGGAGTCGAACCTGTGGATGCCGCACTCGATTGAAGTGCTGGAGAAGCTGGTCATCGACGGCAAGCTGCGCGTGCGCCTGAATCCGTGCCTGCGCTGGAACAGCGGTAACGCGGTGCTACAGGCCGACGCGAAGAACAACCGCATCTTCACGAAGTCCCGTTCCACGGGGCGCATCGATGGGCTCGTGGCGCTGGCGATGGCGGTCGGTCTCGCCTTCCGTGTCGACGAAGAAGAAGACCTCGACGACTTCCTCAACGCGCCGTTAATGGCGTCCTGACTTCCAAGGTCCCGCTATGGCTGATATCCGCTACAACGAACCGCAGCGGCAGATGGAGCTATCGGTCGCCGATCCTGTCGGCTGGCTGCCGCGTGCGTTCAATCAGGCGCTGACGTGGCTCGGCGGTGGCTGGTTCGGCGGCGGCAATGTCGACCAGCCGGGCCAGCAGATCAACACGCCCTATGGTGACTACTACGCCGGCAGCGAGACACAGGCGATGCAGATCTCGACGGTGTGGGCGTGCGTGCGTCTGATCACCGAAACGATCGGCACGCTGTCGATCAATGTGTACGAACGTACACCTACGGGACGCAACCTCGTGAAGTCCCATCCGCTGAACTACGTGCTCAACACCGCGCCCAACGATCGCAATACGCCCGTTGAACTGCTGGAGTCCTTCGGGATGAATCTCGCGATCGACGGCAACTGTTATGCGCGCATCATCCGCGACGGGTCCGGCGACTGCATCAGCCTGATCCCGCGTGCATCGCAACAGACCACGGTTATCGAGAACACTGACGGGACGTACTTCTACAAGTACTCGACGGCCGGCGAACAGATCCCCTACCAGCCGCCGCAGATCTTCCACTCGCGGCTGATGGGTAACGGGCTCAAGGGGCTGTCACCGCTCGGCTATGCGCGGCGCTCGATTGCCAACGCGCTCGCGCTGCAGAACAACGCGCTGCGCTTTAACGCCAAGGGTGGCAAGCCCGCCGGCGTGCTGATGATCGACCACGTTCTCAAGCCCGAACAGCGCGAAGCCGTGCGCAACAACTTTGCGGACCTCGAAGCGGGCGGCGATGCAGGCTCACGCCTGTTCGTGCTTGAAGCCGGGATGCAGTACCAGCAGCTGACGATCTCGCCCGCCGATGCGCAGATGCTGGAGCAACTGAAGTTCGGCGTGGATGACATCTGCCGGATCTTCCGCGTGCCCTCGTTCCTCGTGAACCAGTACGAGCGCAACACGACATGGGGCAGCGGTATCGAACAGATGGACCTCGGCTATTCGAAGTACACGCTCCAGCCCTATGTGACGCGACTCGAATCCTCAATGAACCGCTGGCTGCTCAAGCCCGCCGAACAGCAGCGCTACTACGTCGAGTTCAATCTCGAAAGCCTGCTGCGCAGTGACAGCGCATCGCGCGCGACGTTCTACTCGACGATGGTCCAGAACGGCCTGATGTCCCGCAACGAATGCCGCATCAAGGAAAACCTCGACATGCGCGAGGGCGCGGACGATCTTACGGTGCAACTGAACCTCACGCCGATTGAAGACCTGCCGAAGGTCACGGACCAGAACACGCAGCAGCAGCAATCGCAGAAAGTACCCACGCAACCGATCAAGGAGTGAACGCCATGACACGCAAACTGTTTGGAGACATCGACCACGGTGCGCTGGTCGCGGCGGTTGAAGTGAAGTTTGACACGACTGCCAAGGGCAGCTTCGAGGGGTACGCGTCGGTGTTCAACAACATCGACAGCTATGGCGACATCATGCTGCCCGGCGCATTTGAGGAATCACTTGCCAAGCGTGATCAGGTGCCGATGCTGTTTAACCACTGGATGGACAACCTGATCGGCAAGGCTACCGCCATGAAGGAGGACGACATCGGCCTGAAGTTCACGGGCCGTCTGACGCCCGGCGCATCGATGGCCACCGACGTGTACCAGCACATGAAGGCGGGCGCGCTCGATGGCGTGTCGATCGGCTACCGGGTGCAGCCCGGTGGCGCGGACATGGATGGGAAGGTGCGCACGCTCTCGCGTGTAGACCTGATGGAAATATCGATGGTGATCAGTCCGGCTAACAAGTCGGCACGGGCGAACCTCAATTCGCTCAAGTCGGACTTCGATCCCGATGAATTGGAATCGCTTGCAGATGTAGAGACCATCCTGCGTGATGCTGGATGGTCCCGCATCGAAGCCAAGTCGATGATCGCACGGGTGCGCGACATCGTTCTGCGTGATGCAGACCCTAGCGAGACAAGCCCCACGGCAGTAGTGAAGGCAGACCCGGAGCAGGTTGCACTTGCAACGTTTCTGCGTGACTTCAAATTCAATCTGTAAGGAGCACACTGTCATGGACATGACTGAAATCAAAAAGGCGCTTGAGGAATCGTTCGGCCAGATCAAGGACGCACAGACCAAAAGCCTTGACGATATCCGTACCGAACTGAAGACCCTCGACGAAAAGCTCGCCAAGACCGATGTGAACATGATCGATCTCGGACAGAAGCTGGCGGGCCTGTCCGAGAAAGGCCAGCGCGACATGGGCGTGCAGACGGTCGGCGAGTACTTCGTGAAGTCCGACGCATTCAAGGCGATGCAGAGCGGCGGCAACGCGGGCCGTGCGCGTATCAGTCTCGAAGGCGAACAGCTAAAGGCGGTCGCGCCGATCTATGGCACCGTCGATCCGAACATCTATCCCGTCCCGCCCGACCGCCGCACGACCATCATCCCGCCCGGCATGAATGATGTGTGGATTCGTGACCTGATCCCCGGCGGTACCACGACCAGCAACCTGATCGAGTACCCGCGCGAGAAGGCCGCGCAACTCAATGCGGACTACCAGACGGAAGGCCAGTTGAAGGCGCAGAGCGATCTGTCCTTCGAGATGGTGTCCGCGCCGATCGTGACGATTGCACACTGGCTGCTGGCGTCGCGTCAGGTGCTCGATGACGTCGCGCAGCTTCAGAGCTACATCAACATGCGCATGACCTACGGCCTGCGCATGAAGGAGGACCGCGAACTGCTGATGGGCGACGGCGCACCCGGCCATATCATGGGGCTCATTCCGAGTGCCGCGCTGTTCACGCCGACCGATCCCGCGCTGAACGGTGTCGACAATATCCGTCTCGCGATGGCGCAGATTCAGGCTGCGTTCTATAACCCGACCTTCGCCGTGATGCATCCGCTCGACTGGGCTTCGATCCAGCTGATGAAGAACAACATGGGCGAATACCTGTTCGGCTCGCCGCTCGCGCCCGTCACACAGCGCCTGTGGAACATGAACATCGATGCGAGCTATGCGATTGCCCAGGGATCGTTCCTCGTGGGCGATGCGCGTCAGGCGATGGTGTGGGATCGTCAGTCGATCAACATCGAGGTCAGCCGCGAGGACGTGGACAACTTCCGCCGCAACATGGTCACGATCCTCGTCGAGGAACGCCTCGGGCTGTCGGTGTTCGCTGCGGATGCGTTCGCCAAGGGTGCGCTCGTCGCGCCCGGTCCGCTGACCACCACCACCAGCGGCAAGGCTGCCAAGGCATAAGGGAGGCGTGATGGCTAGCATCGTCATCGCCGCCACCGGCGACGGTACCGAACCCGTCTCGGTGGATCTGGCAAAGGCGCATTGTCGTGTGGACGTGGACGATGACGATGTGCTGTTCGAATCGGTCTACATACCGGCCGCGCGTCAGACCGTGGAAGGCTATACGGGTCTCGCGCTGCTGGCCGCTGATGTGGACGTCATCGTACCGGGCGGCCGCGCAGGTACCAACTCCATACCGTTGCCCGTGCAACCGGTTGACTCGATAACGGCACTCTCGACGGTAACGAGTGACGGCATCGAGACGCCGCTCGATCTGGCCGAGTACGGCGTGACCGTGACAGTCTTCAGGGCTGGCTCACCGCAGATGATCACGACCCGCAAGCAGCTACCTTCGGCGTGGGCGTATCGCGCGCAGTACGCGACGGGCTTCGGGAACTGTCCGCCCGCGCTGCTGCTGGCGATCCTCGAATATATCGGCGACGCCTACGAGAACCGCGAATCACAGCAGAGCGAACATACGATGCAGGAGAATCCGCGAGCCATCGCGCTGATGGTCCCGTTCCGTCTCACGTTCGGAGTCTGATCATGCAGGCCGGACGGCTACGATACCGCCTGACATTCGAGAAGCCGGTCAGGCTGCTGGACGAAAGCGGCGAGGTCATTGTCGACCAGTGGGTGACAGCGTTCATCGTATGGGGCTCGCTCGAACCGCTCACGGGCCGGGAGTACATGTCGGCATCCGAGTTCCGCGCCGGCATCACTACGCGCGTGGGCGTGCGCTGGCGCAGCGACCTCGATCCCACCATGCGTATCCGCTGCGCTGGCGTGACGTATGACATCGCCGCGATCCTGCCCGTGATGGGGCTACACGAGGAGGTACAGATCATGTGCCAGTCGGGTGTCGTGACTACGGGAGGACAGCCATGAAGGTCTATGTCGAACAGCACGTACCGGGGCTCGCAGAGCTTGACCGTTTTCTCGCGACGCTACCCGAGGAAATCCAGCGCAAGATGCTCAACTCGGCACTGCGCGCGGCGGGCAAGCCGGTACTCGATCAGGCGAAGCAGAACATACGCTCGCTGTTCGGATCGAGCGCGCGCTATACGGGCACGCTCGAAGCGGGCATGGTGATCGCGAAGCAGCGCAAGACCGGGCTCGCCGCGCGCGTGAACGTCAAGACGAAGAAGCCACGCGGCAACAAGACCAACCAGATCATCAACGGCGTAAAGAAGCCTTACGGCAGCGATCCGTTTTATGGGCGCTTCCTTGAGAAAGGCACCTCGAAGATGCCCGCGCGTCCGTTCCTTGGTCCTGCTGGCTATTCACGTCAGGGCGATGCCGGCCGCGCGCTCAATGTCGCGCTCTCGAAGCAGATCGCGCGGTGGTGCAAGGCGAACGGCGTGAAGTTCGTACCGGGTGCCATATGACTGACGCCGACCTCCTGATCATCCTCAATCAAGCCCTGCCGAACAGGGCTTTTTTAATGCTCGCGCCGCAGGGTCAGGCCGAACCCTATCTGATCTATCAGCGTATCTGGTGGGGACCGGAGAACAGCCTGTGCGGCTACATGGAAGGCGACCACGTGCGCTACCAGATCGACAGCTATGCGCGCACCCACAAGGAAGCCGTCGCGAACATGAACGCGGCGCTCGATGCGCTGCGCGCGAGTAGCGATCCGCCTAACGTCGAGAACGGCGGCGACCTCTACGAACAGGACACGAAACTGCATCGCACGACCATCAACATCATCACGTGGTTCGATCCACAAGGAGTAACGCCATGAAGAAGGCAATCAGCGCACAAGGCACGAAGATGTTTCTTGAGAACCCGGGCGCCGCGCCGATTGCGACGGGTCTGCTTACGGCGGGCAGCGCATCCAAGCCGTGTGTGGTGACATTCGATGACGTCACGAAGATGGCGAACGGAGAACCGCTCTACATCACGGGCTCGGGCTGGACCAGCATCGATGATCAGGAGTGGGTCATCCAGAACCTTGACAAGACTGCCAAGACCGCATCGCTTGCGAACAGCGACGCGTCGGGCGAGACCACCACATGGAACGCGACGGCGGCCTATACGCTCAACGCGTTCGCCGATGTCTGCGCGCAGTCCTACCAGATCAACCAGAACCCCGCCACGACCATCGATACAACCACCCTGTGCGACGAAGAAAAAACCTCGCTCGTGGGCTTTCGCGATCCCGGCACGCTCACGTTTGACTTCTTCATCGATCCGACCGATCCCGACTATCTCGCGCTGCACGAAGCGTATGACGATGGCGAGGAACGCATGTTCGAACTGATCTACAAGAACGGCGCGGTGCGCACGCTGCCCGTGATCGTGCAGTCGATCAACGAGACGGGCGGGGTCGATCAGGCGGTCCACGGTTCGGCCACGCTCAAGATCACGGGCTCGCCGATCCTCACGCAGCCCGGCAGCACGACACCGCCGGTCTATGCGCTCACGGTCGGTGTCGCGCCTGCGGCAGGCGTCGCGCCGCTGCCCGTCACCGCGACGATGACGGAATCGAATGGCACTGCGAGCCAGTTCCAGATCGATTGGGGCGACGCCACGCCGATCGATACCGTGACGGGCAGCCTGACGGCGAATCACACCTATGCGGCCGCCGGCAGCTATACGCCGCACGTCACCCCGACCGTGAACAGCACCGTGCTCGCGCCCGTGGCGGGTACGCCCGTCACCGTCTCGTGAGGCGACCATGACCGACCTTTCCCAGCCTGCCCCTTCATTCGATCTCACGCCATCGGGCGAGACCGTCGAGACCGACTGCTTTGGCACCGTCACGATCAGCGATATCGGCGCGGATGGTATCGAGCGGATCGCGAGCCATCTGCGCGAAGCGGGCGTTAGCGATGACCGCGAGATGGCGCGGCTGCTGCTGTGCGAATCCGCGACGGGTCCCAATGGCGAGCGCTTCACGCCGGAGGGACTTGCGCATATGCCCGCCCGTGCGTTCCGCGATCGCATCAAGCTACTGACGGCGGCGATGCGCGTCAACGGTCTGTCTCAGGTGGACGTGGAAAAAGCATGACCGCTCCCGTCACGCGCCTCGTCTTTGCAGTGGCGGCACATCTGCATATGACGGCGGGAGCGGTCCGACAGACCATGACGGCGCACGAACTGATGTGCTGGGGCTGGCTGTTCCATGAGCCCATCCGCCAGCAGCAGGCAGAAGCGAAGCCGCTCGAACTCAGTGTCGAGGACGAGATTAACGCTTGGGGGTAAGTCATGGCGTCTGCTGGATCACTGATATTCGAGATCGCCGCCGATATCTCACGACTGCGTCGGGACATGGGTAAGGCGCAAAGCGAGATCAAGTCCGCGCTTGACAGTATTGCCAAGTCGAGTGCGGCCTCCGCCGTGATGTCGGGCGCGCAGTATGCGATGGAGTTCGCCAAGGGCTTTGCCGACAAGATCAAGGCGGCCATCGATCAGGCCGACGCGATGGGCAAGCTCGCGCAGCGGGTCGGCACGACCACCGAAGCACTGTCGGCGCTGACCTATGCGGGCTCGTTCGCGGGGGCATCGATCGACGATCTCACGGTCGGGCTCAAGGGCATGAACAAGTCCCTGCTCGATGCGCGCGATCCGGCATCGGAAGCCGCCGCCGCATACCAGTCGTTCGGCCTGAACATCGCCCAGCTGCAGAAGATGGACCCCGCCGAAGCGTTCAACGAGATCGCGGAAGCGGTCAGCAAGTATGCGGACGGCGCGCAGAAAGGCGCGGCCATCAATGCGATCTTCGGTAAGTCCGCACAGGTGCTGATCCCGCTGCTGGACGGCGGCAAGGAAGGTCTGGCCGCCGCGCGCGCCGAAGCGGAAAAACTCGGCCTGATCATCTCGGGCACCACCGCGCGCGCGATGTCCGATCTGAATGACGACCTCGAGCGCATGAGCAACGTCAGCAAAGGCGCGGCCGCACAGGTTGCCGAACGGGTCGTACCCGTGCTCGATGAACTCGTGCGCGCGATTGGCGACGCGAACGTGGCGGGCGGCCTGTGGCAACAGGCGCTTGCATTCCTCGGTAATGATCTGGCTGACTTCGGGCTCGACGTGATGAACGTCGCGGGCAGTATCGGCATTCTGACGAAAGAACTTCAGGGCTACATGCTTGCGTCGAAGCAGTTCGCGGCCGGCGAGTTCAAACAGGCATGGGATACGGCGGTGCAGTCGGAACAGGAGTCTGCGGCCGCTTCCGATGAACTGTTCAAGAAAATCACCGCACTGCGCGCGAAGCAGCGCGAGCTTGCCGATAACCCGGTTGACCTCGGCCGGGGTAGTGACGACTGGGGTGCGAAGAAAGCCAACAACTTTACGGCCACTCTCGATGCGAACGCGGCCGCGGCGAAACGGGCGAAGAAGGAGATTGACGACTTCGGGCAGATGCTGGCGACGCTCCAGGACCAGTATCGCAGGCTCGCATCCGAAGGCGATCCGATGAAGGAACTGCTGACCGATCCGAAGTACCTCAAGATGAGCCAGGACCAGCAGAAGGTATTGCAGGATCAGGTCCAGGCGATCAAGGACAAAACCCTTGCAATCGATATGGAGAAGCAGGCGCGCGACAACCTGCAGAGCGCGGACGATACCGCGTACAAGACGGCTGCCGATGGCATGAAAGCCGAACTCGACGCAGCCGATGCGATGTGGAATCTGGCCGATGCCTATACCGCCGCTGTCGATCCGACCATCGCCTATGCCAAGACCATCGACCAGCTGAACATGCTGATGGAGAAAGGCGCGATCACCCAGGCGACATACGACAAGAACGTGAGGAAAGCAGCGCAGACACTGGCCGACGCCAACGCCAAGACCGATCCGTGGCTCAAGCAGCTTCAGGCCATCAAGGACGCGGTGGATGCGTTCGGCAAAAAGTCATCCGATGCCTTTGTCGACTTCATCTTTTCGACGAAGGACGCAAGCGTGTCGTTCAGCGAGATGGTCACCTCGATCCTTAAGGACATGGCGAAGATGCTCATGTACCAGAACGTGTTCCAGCCGCTGATGAAGATCGTCGGCGCGGGCGTGACGGGCGGTGGCTTCGACTGGTCAACCTTTCTCGGCAGCGCGACGGGCCGCATGTCGGGCGGTCCTGTTTCGGCGGGTTCGCTCTATCAGGTCAACGAGCTACCCGGCCGCAAGGAGTTCTTCATCCCGAACGTGGGCGGCCGGATCGCGACGGACGCGGGCGTGCCCAGCGGTCCCAACGTACAGGTCAACGTGAACATGTACGGCCAGCGCGACGACAGGACCACGACCGACACGAAGGGCGACGAGCGCAACGCGGTCGAACTGGGCAAGCGTATCTCGATGGTGGTGCGTCAGGTCATCTCGACCGAGAAGCGCACAGGAGGGCTGCTCGCATCATGATCACGACATTCGAACGCTGGATCGGCCGCTCGATCACGACACCCTACGCGACGGGCGCGGTCTTTGACTGGTGCGTGACGTCCGCGAATTACGACCTTGAACCGAAGGTCATCAAGGCGCAGTTTGGCGACGGCTACGCGCAGCGCAGACCGGCCGGCATCAATACGCTCTCGCACATGTGGTCCATCGAGATGCGCAACATCACCGCCGACATCTACAGCGCCGTGGTCGCGTTCCTTGAGGCGCGCAACGGTGTCGATGTTTTCAACTGGACGCCCCCGCGCCAGAGCGTGGCCGAAGACGTGATCTGTTCCTCGTGGTCGTTCAGTTACGGCGACCTGCTGGCCGATGGTTCGCGGCTGCTGAACCTGTCGATGAAATTCGAACAGGTGTACGTATGAAGCTCAACGGCGCGATACAGGAACTTCAGCCGGGCGCCGTGATCCAGCTATTCGTGCTCGACCTCTCCCTCTACAACGTCCCGCCGGAAAACGAGATCACGCGCTTTCATGCGGGGACCAACGAGATCGGCGGCGATGTCGTCTGGCAGGGCAACACGTACCAGCGCTTTCCCGTTCAGGCGACGGGCTTCGAGTTCAAGGGTCAAGGCACGCTGCCGCGTCCGCACTTCGCGGTATCGAACGTGGGCGGGATCATCAGCGCGCTGTGCCGCCTGTACAGCGATATGGTCGGTGCGCCCGTGACGCGCAAGCGCACGCTCGCGCGCTATCTCGATGCGGTCAACTTCGCGGACGGCAATCCGCTTGCGGACCCCAATGAAGGCTTTCCCGATGATGTCTTCTACGTCAACCAGAAACTGCGCGAAGCGGTGGACGTCTGCGAGTTCGAGCTTGCAGTCGCGTTCGATGTCCAGGGCGTCCAGCTACCCCGGCGGCAGGTCATCTGCAATAGCTGTCCGTGGCAGTACCGCGGCGACGGCTGCGGCTATGCGGGTCCACCCGTCGCGGACATCAACGACAACCCGACCAGCGATCCGGCCAGTGATGCGTGCGGCAAGCGGCTCGCAAGCTGCAAGTACCGCTTCGCGGGCTGGATGCCTTTCGGGGGGTTCCCCGGTGCGGGACAGTACCGATGAATGACGAACTCGCCGCGCTCGTCCCGTACGTGCGCATTCACGCCGAAGCCGAAGCGCCGCGCGAGTGCTGCGGGCTCGCGGTACGCGACCGGTCCGGGCTGCTGGTCTATATCGCGTGCGGTAACGTTGCACGCGATCACGAGCACTTCATCATCAACGCCACCGACTATGCGCGCGCCGAAGACACGGGCGAGGTAGTCGCGATCGTTCACTCGCATCCGTTCATGGACCCGGCGCCGTCGCTCGCGGACCGCTCCAGCATCGAGGACACGGGACTGCCGTGGCTGATCGTCAATCACCCGCTCGGCACGTACACGGTCTCGCGGCCCGAAGGGTTCTGCGCGCCGCTGATCGGGCGTCCGTTCGTGCATGGCGTCCACGACTGCTATGCGCTGGTGCGCGACTACTTCGCGAAGATCGGCATCACGCTCAATGACTACGCGCGCTCGTGGGGCTGGTGGGAAGGCGCGGCGGGCCCCGACCTGTACCGCGACAACTTCGAGGGTGAGGGTTTTCGGGAGGTCCCGCCCGAGACCTTGCGCGAGCACGACCTGATCCTGATGCGCATACGCGCGCCGCGCGATAACCACATGGCCGTCTATCTGGGTCACGGCGTGATCCTGCATCACCTGATCGGACAGCCGTCGCGCCGCGAGACCTATCAGGAGTTCTACCAGCGGCGCACGACGGCCGTCCTTCGTCATCGCTCCCTGATGTGAGGTGGTCCGATGCTTACCGTGCTTTTCTATGGCGACCTTCGCCGGCGCTTCGGCCGCCGCTATGTGCTTGATGTCCACTCGCCGCGCGAAGCGATCCACGCACTCTGTACGCAGCTTGACGGGCTGCGCCGTTACTTCCGCGAGCACGCGACACAGAACTTTCTCGTGCGCGGCTATCAGGACTATGACGAGTCGGACCTTCACTATCCGCAGTCAACGGGGACGCTCAAGGTCGTGCCTGTCGTCACGGGCGCGGGCGCATGGGGGAAGATCATCGGCGGCGCAGCGCTGGCCGTGGTGGGTCTCGTGATCAGCCCGTATTCGGGCGGGCTCGGTATGGCGCTCGTCAGCATGGGTCTGTCGCTCGCGCTCGGCGGTGTATCGCAGCTGCTCGCGCCGCGAGCGTCCGCGAACGCGACGCCCGAGAAAGCCGACAACCAGCCGTCGCTCGCGTTCGATGGCGCGGTCAATACAACCGGCCAGGGCGGTCCCGTGCCGCTCGGCTATGGTCGCCTGATCGTGGGCTCGCAGGTCATCAGCGTGGGCTTCTCGACCAATAACGAGATCGTGGTGAACTGATGAACTCCCGCGATCTGGTCATCGGCTCGGGCGGCGGCGGCAAGGGTGGCGGCGGCGGATCGCGCGCGCCTGTCGAAGCGCCCGACTCGCTGCGCTCGGTCCAGTACGCGCGTGTGATCAACCTCATATGCGAGGGCGAGGTCGAGGGCATCGTCGGCGATGCGGCCGGGATCTATGTCGATGACACACCGCTCGCGAACGCGGATGGCTCGTGGAACTTCAACGGCGCAGCCATCGAGTGGCGCACGGGTACCGCGACGCAGGCCCCGATCTCGGGCTTCTCCGCGACCGAGAGCGAATCGACCGTCGGCGTGACCGTCACGGCCGCCGCATCCGTCATGCGCTCGGTCACCAATCCGAACATCACCGCGCTGCGCGTGACGCTCGGCTTTCCGCAGATGACCTCGCTCGACACGACCACGGGCGACCTGAGCGGGACATCGGTCGATCTCGCGATCGATGTCCAGTTCAACGGCGGCGGCTTCCAGACCTTCTACACGGACACCGTGACGGGCAAGACCACCAGCCGCTACCAGCGCTCGTACCGTCTGTCGCTCGCGCGCTTCGGTACCGCCGGCGGCACCTACGATATCCGCGTCCGGCGCATCACGCCCGACTCGACGACCTCGAACCTGCAGAACGCGTTCCAGTGGGAGACGATGACCGAGATCGTGGACTCCCAACTCATGTACCCGTACTGCGCGCTCGTCGGCGTGCAGATCGATGCGAGCACGTTCAAGAGCATCCCGAAGCTGTCCTTCGACATGCGGCTTCGGCGCATACAGATTCCCTCGAACTACGATCCATCGACGCGCACCTATACGGGCGTATGGGACGGAACCTTCCAGATCGCATGGTGCGATAACCCCGCGTGGATCGTCTATGACCTTGCCGTCACGCAGCGCTTCGGACTCGGCGCGTACCTGTCGCCCGCGCTGATCGACAAGTGGACCCTCTACAGCATCGGGCAGTACTGCGATGCAATGGTCAATGACGGCTTCGGCCAGCTTGAGCCGCGCTATACGTGCAACTGCTACATACAGGAGCGCAGCGACGCGATCAAGCTGCTACAGCAGTTCGCGAGCATCTTCAACGGCCTGACCTTCTGGAGCGGCGGCGCACTCACGTTCAGCGCGGACATGCCCGCCGATCCCGTTGACGAGTTCAGTCCGGCGAAGATCATCGACGGCGCGTTCAGCTACGTGGGCTCGCCGCTCAACCAGCGGCACACGACCGCGCTCGTGACGTGGAACGATCCCGCGCAGAAATACGCGCAGACCATCGAGTATGTCGAGGACGCCGAAGCCATCGCGCAGTGGGGTATCCGCGAACTCCAGATACAGGCGTTCGGCTGCACGTCGCGCGGGCAGGCGCACCGGATCGGCCGCTGGGCGCTGCTGACCGAGCGCTATCTGTCGGAGTCGGTGACGTTCAAGACCGGTATCAATGCCGCGTTCGTGCGTCCCGGCGATGTGTTCCTCACGACCGATCCGACGCGCGCTGGCGCACGCATGGGCGGGCGCGTGCTCGACGGCGGGACCGACTGGCTGACGCTCGATGCGAGTGTCGACCTCACGACCGATACCGCATGGACGGTCTCGGTGATGCTGCCTGATGGCACGTTCTCAACGCAGCCGATCGCCGTCACGCAGAGCGGCCCGCAAAGCACGATCTACCTTGCGAGCCCGCTGCCCGTCGCGGCCACGCGCATGTGCGCCTGGGCGATCTCGGGCGGCACGCTGCAGATGGAACAGTGGCGGTGTCTGTCCGCGACCGAGGACGATGACGGCAATATCGAGATCGCGGGCATTGCCTACCGTCCCGACAAGTTCGCGGCCATCGAGTCGGATCTGAAGCTCGAACCGCTTCCGACCTCGATCATCAACCCGTTCAATGTCAGTCCGTGTACCGAACTGAACGTGACCGAATCGAAGTATCTGATCAGCCCGATGGTGGTCGGTGCGCGCGCGACGTTCTCATGGCTCGCGCCCGTGGGCGCGGTACGCTTCGCGATCTCGTACCAGCATGAACAGGACTCGCCCGTCTATACCGACTGTTTCATGAACAGTCTTGACGTGCAGCCGACCGAGGAAGGCACGTGGTACTTCACCGTATGGGCGATCAACTCGATAGGTATCCGCAGCGCGCCCGCCTCGATCACGGTCCAGCTTCGCGCATTGAACCAGCCGCCCGAAGATGTGAAAGGCTTCCAGCTAACGATCATGAACGACAGCGCGAGTCTGGGCTGGGTCGCTTCGACCGATCTCGATGTCGCGGTCGGCGGCCAGATCGCGATCCGCTTCTCGACCCGCATGACAACGGCCGTATTGTGGGAAGAAGCCAGCGACATCGCGCGCTTCTCGGGCTCGCAGTCCAGCGGCTATACGATGCTCATGAAGGGCACGTATCTCGCGAAGTTCATCAACTCAAGCGGCGCGTTCTCGGAAAATGCCGCGTACGTGATCAGCACCACGGGTCCGCTGCGCGACTACAACCTCGTGGCGAATCTCCAGCAGGACCCGATCTTTGCCGGCATCAAGACCAACATGGTCGTGCGCAACGGCAACCTCTATCTCGATCAGGACCCGGAGACGGGGCTCGTCGTCTCGACACAGGGCAGCTACTACTTCGACACCGTGGTCGATATGGGCAAGGTCTATACGGTGCGCTGCTCGACGTATAACGAGGGCGCCGTCTATGACGTGACCGATGACGCGGATACGTGGCCCGACTTCGATGCGCGGCCGGACGTCGATGGCACGAAGATCAATGAGGGCGGTTCGCTGGTGCTGGCCTCGATCACGAACTTGGATCCGAACGTGGCGCAGGCGGCCGACTGGTCGCCGTGGACGCGGCTGGTCGTCGCTGACCTGACATTCCGCGCGGTGCGCTTCTCGCTCGCGGTCAAGGTCGAGGACAACACGCACGGCATCGGCATCACGAGTCTTGGCGCTATCGTCGATGTCCCCGACCGGATCGAGAGCCGGAATAGCGTCGCGATCGCGGCGGCCGGTACCGCGATCACCTTCAGCGTGCCGTTCAAGAGCACGCCCGCCATCAACGTCGTTGCCCAGGGGCTCGCGAGCGGCGACAAGTGGTCCATCACCAACCAGAGCGCAACGGGCTTCACGATCCAGTTCCAGAACTCCAGCGGCGCGGGTATCGCGAAGACCTGTGACTGGATCGCGCGCGGCTACGGCTATGAGCACATCGATCTCAACGGGCTCGGCTGGGCGGCGCTCATGAAGGGCGATATTGAAAAGCTGCTGGATGACCGGCGGCGCTTGGGAGTCTCGCCATGACACAGGTCCCTGACTATCAGGTCCCCGCGCATCCGTCCGGTCTGGACATGCGTACGCAGCTGAACAACATCACGCTCGCGATGCTCGGTGATAACTGCGGACCGACCGCGCCGGTGCAGACCTATCCGGGCATGTGGTGGGGCGATACGACCGCAAGGCGTCTCAAGCACCGGACGAACGCCAACGATGCATGGATCGATGTCGGTCCGCTCGATGATCTGCTCGGCGACTTCCGGGGTGTCGTACCGAGAGGCACGGTCATCATGTGGTGGGGCGACGGCGCGCATGTCCCCGCGGGCTGGGCGAAGTGCGACGGCACGAACGGGACGCCTGATATGCGCGACCGTGTACCCGTCGCGGCGGGCGGTGCGTATGCGGCGGGCGCGGCGGGCGGCGCGGCCACGGTCACGATCAGCACGAGCCAAATGCCCGCGCATAACCACGGCATCAGCGATCCGAGTCACGCGCATGGGATATCGGACCCGGGCCACAATCACAGCGTATGGGACAACGGCCACCAGCACTCGCTGCCGAACGTCGGTTCGGTTCAGGCCGGTTCAGACAACTCCGGCGCAATGTCGCCCGTCGCGACCGGCTACGGTTCGAGCCGCAACCAGAATCCGACCGATGCGGGCGGCGGCAATCACGGCAACAACGGCAGCGGTACCGGGATCGGCATCTATGGTGCAGGTACGGGGATCAGCGTGCAGAACGCGGGCGGCGGCGCAGCGGTCGATATCCGCCAGCCGTACTTCGCGATGTGGTTCCTGATGAAGCTCTAGCAGATCTCGGGCGCGGCAGCCGGACCGCCCGTCACCCTGGCATCCGCGAGCGCGGCTACCAGCGCGGCGAAGTGTTCAAGCTCTGCGCGTACGTCGTTCTGCGAGCTATCGCCCGGCATGTTGAAGCCGATCCACCATACGCGCGGCCGCGCGTCATACGCCACGCCCGTGTACATGATCCCGCCGGGACACGCCAGCAGGATCGACGCGGGCAGACTCGCGCCCGCCTCGAGTACGGCCGGCACCTTCGCGATGCCCATGTCCGTGTACGCCACGCGCTCGAGCGTCACGCCCAGGCCTGCGAGCGCGTCGGGTACTGCGACCTCGACCTCGCGCCGGCGACGGTACAGCGCGTGACCGCGCGTGATCTCGACACACGCGAGCCAGTTGCCGGGGACCGTCATCAGGATCACGCATCGCAGGCCGCTCGCTTCGAACGTTACGGGATCAGGAAGGATTTCCATCGCGGTGTCCTCAACGTTTTGTCACGTGCGTCAACTATAGACCCATGAAAACCCGTTCGCTCGTACTGCTGCGCATTCTCGCCATTGCGCTCGCGTTCGTCTTTGTCGCCCTGGTCGTCTCGTTCGCTGGCTGCACGCTTGTCCTTGTGCGTGGCGACGGCAACAGTTTCGCGGACACGCGCGGAGATACCAAGGGCACGCTGAACGTGAACCGCAAGGCGTCGAGAGGACCGGCGAGCGATGCCGCCGTTCCGCCGATCATCATCCAGCATAAGGCGCGCTAGGGAAAAAGGTTCTTCGCGGGATTCCCGGGGCGGAGACGGATATCGACCTGTTATAGATAGTCCGTCCCGGACTTTGATCGATACATACTGTCGGACTGGCAGCTTGCTGCCGGTGAAGGCAGGACATGCACCCGCAGGCTACGAATAAGTCGACCCAATTGCTTGGACGACTACGGCAATATCTTCGAGCCCGCGGGTGGCGCTTGCGCTCGATAACGAATTCTCAGGGTTCGCCGTGGCACCGGCTCACTATAATGATTTCGCCGACCGCAAGCATGCATGCCCTTGGTGGCTAATCTACCACTTGCGGAGGTTCAGATGGCACCGCAAATATCCCGGCATCGTCACGCCCTACCGGCTGCACGCGGTAACGTTAGTGGCCCAGCTGCGCACGACACTCACGGTGATCGACGTGTTCGATCAAGACCGGCCATGTTTTGATTTTTCAACGTTTCTCGGGCTGGTCGTCCTCTGGCTCTCGGTAACAGTCCCGCCAATGGAACGACTGCAGGCGCTAAGAGAGTAAAAGCCCGGTGCCGCCCAAAAGGGCGCCGGGCTCAGATCAATGGAAACGCCGCCCATTTGACAACTGGCGCGGAGGCGACCCCAAAGATCGAGCTAATAGCGGAATGTATCGCCCGCGACTTGAAACACCACAGCGCGCAATCCTTGGCCTTCAAACGTCACGCCGGACGCTAAGATGCCGGTCGTGGTTGGTGTTACACCGCCGCCATACTCGTCCCAGATCGTGTTCGGGTTGCCGCCCCCAAAACCCTCAAAATCGGGAAGCGCGTTGGGTCGGCCGCCACCAATGTCGTCATGATCAGGAAGCATCTCCGGCCTGCCGCCGCCTACACCATCACGATCAGGCATCGTGTTCGGTCGCCCACCGCCAGTCCCGTCGTCGGCCGGCAACGATCCGCCCTTGCCATGCGGATCGGCATACTTGTCGCCTTTCTTTGAGCCAGCGTTCGGCAGCTCGTGGACATTTATAGCTTTATCTTCCTTCTTCTCGTCCTTCTTCTCTTCCTTCTTCTCTCCCTTCTTTTCGTCACTTTTGTCTTTTTTCGCCGCTTTCTCGGCTTCCTTTTCCGCCTTGTCTTCCGCTCGCTCCTTTTCGTGTATCTCCCGATCGTCGCGCCTATTCGCGTCAGTAAGCAAAAGGCCGCCGATAGCTATTTCGGCAGCCCCGATACCTCCCAGAGCCGCGCCGGCAGGGATGCCCGCGCCGGTTCCGGCGGCGACTCCCCCAACCACGACGGTTATAAAGCCTGCTCCGATCATGTTCACGGCGAACCACCGTTCAACATCTGATCCGGACAACTCGGCGCCCCCCGGACCAAGCTGTGCCCCGAATCCAGTCGGCCCTCCCGCCTGGCCGGGACCGATTGCACCATATGGTCCAATCATGGGATTACTCGATTCGCCGACAGTGCCGAGCGGGCCGGCGCCACCTCCGAACGAGCCGGGAATGCTATTCCCAACGGAGCCACCCATGCCCCCCCCAATGCCTCCGGGACTCAGGCCATTCATCCCGACCCATGGGCCGCCACTGCCCAGCGGACCACCTCGGCGCTGACCGGGTGCGTTTCGACCCGTACCGCGCGCCCCGAATCCTGGAACTTCACCGCTTACGCCGGCGCCTCCAAAAAACGGACTGCCAGCGCCAAATGGATTCGTACTCCCAGCATCATCGCGACCCACCAATCCGCCCGGGCCTGTGCCGGCGGGCACTCCCAGTCCACCCGGAAGCCGCCCGATGCCGATCGGTCCTTTGCCCGGCGCGGGCGTTCCGACAGCCCAAGTACCCGCCTCGAACGGGTTCGATCCATCGTTTTGCTCCCCATCAAACCCTAGAGAGTTCGCGACGTTGCCGATCCAGGATGCGGCGGCGCCGCCAGGCGTCTTCGCGAGACCGAGCCGCCACTCGTCTGGAGAATACCTCCACTTGAACCATTCGTTAGGATCGTGCGCCTTGAGCCTTTCGGAATTAAGCAACTGGATAGATCTAGTGTTCGGATCGACGATAAGACATCCCACCTTGTCCACAAACACTGACTGCTTGATCATCGAATGAGCCAGCTCAAGCGTAGGTCCGAGCTCGCTCTGCGGGACCCAAGGCCACGCGCCATTGATCGCAGACGCCAAGACCGCCTCCAAACCCTCGGCATTGCGCTCACGCCGGACATACTCGATAACTTCCCTCAAAAAGCCGAGGCGGGCGTGAGCGGGCGACGCGCTCAAACTACAAGCGTAAGAAAGCGTGCGGATCTGCCACGCGCCCAGTGCCTCGCCGCCATGGACGCGTTGTGCCGCCGATGAAACTACTGAAGCATCCCTGTCCAGCGTTCGGGCAGCAAGTTCTTGCAGCACAGCAAGGGCACAAGATGTGGGGATAACATTGTAGGTAGTAGGCACCTCGTAAATCGGGCCAGTTGCTGTGATTGCAATCAGCCGCCCCGGGAAACTCCCAGCGTGGCGCCGAATTTCATCTGAATCCGGGTGTCTCGAGGTTGTGGCCATTGGGAAAACCTCCGTTTGCTCTGGCTCGTAGATTGAAATTTGATTCAGTCGTCAAATCAACAAATCAACTGGCTTTCTCATTGTTGTCTGCGCACCGAATTGGTTCAGCAAAACTTCGGCGCATTCTGCCTTCAGGATTGCGATTCGCCACGCGTTTTCAACAACTGACACGATCGTGTCATCATCCTCTGATGGACCATTGATTCATTGCCACCATCGATTAACAGCGTAGGTGATTTACGGAATACTTTCGAACTCCAACACGGCATTTTGTGCGGGATCTCACATTTGCATGGAGTGAAACAGCGATGCCAACCATATCGCGAAGATAGACCCCTCAGTCAGTCAAGTCAGTCAATCGCGCGCAGGATCGCGCACGCTTCTTCGTGCTGCAGCGCGTAGTCACGCAGCTGGTGGAAGTGATTCGAGAACTTCGCACGTAGCGCTTCGTTCTCGATCCAGCACAGCGAGCCGACTACGAACAGCGTAACAATCACGCCGAACGCGTCCGCGCTGACTTCGCCTTCGTAATCGTTGCCGTGGACAACGACCGTAAATCGTTCCGGCGACTGCGGGGCCATATAGAATCCGCCGTTGGACAGCGTATAGAACGTCCACAGACCGCCGTGATAGTTCTCGGACAGATGGCCCGCCTGATCGTAGATCATCGCTTCGGCGCGCATCATCAGGCGCGCTCCAAAGAAATTCGGCAGAAAAGCAAGCCGCTCGCTTACAGGTACTTCGTTATGCGTGATTTTCACGTTATTCCTCAATCAGTTTCCATTCCGCCGGTACCTTGCCGATACCGACCATGAAGCACGATGTCTCGACATGCCACGCCCAGCGTGTCGGCGGCTTACCGGTCTCGCTGATCAGACTGTCGAACGTCCACATGTCGCAGTCTTCATATACGCGGCCTTTCGGCCGCTTCCCTTCGAACGGCTTCACGATAAAGACCGCTTCATGAATGTGTTCGACACGCTTGTCATCAATCCACTTGCGCTGTTCGGTGACGCGATACCGTTTCATTGTCGACACTCCTCAGGCTGCGGCGCGATCTGCTGCGAGCGCTTCGATTGCTGCGCGATCCCACATCACACGACCATCAACCTTCTGCGGTTCAACCGGGAAGTTGTATGCGGCGCGAGTCGACGGTGACGCATAGTTGCTCATGCTTTTCTTCGACACGCCAAGGATCTGTGCGGCCTGCGTGCTGTCGAGCAGCGTCGCGTCAGGAGCGATCACGACCGGCTTCGCTTCGACCGGCGCCTTGACTTTCTTCGCGACCGGCTGCGCTTGCGTCGCGCTGTCGATCAGCGTTGCGACGTCCGTATGCTGTTCCAGCGCGATCCGTGCGACCCGTTCGATAAACCGCGTTTGCAGGTCCTGAATGGCCTGCCACGCGTCAGCGAGTGAGGTCGATTCGTTTGCGATCAGGGCGAGAAGTTGTGCTTGCGTTTTCATCTGGATTCCTACGTTCAGTTCAGGGAGGTTTTGTTTCGTTCCGGTCACCGCGACCAGAGACTTCATTCTGGCGAGGATCTTCCCTTCGGTATGCTTGATTTTCCCGAGTGGGAAAGGAAAGCCGATAAGCAGGACATATCGGAATGTCCGGACGAAAAAAAACCCGCTCGATAGCGGGTTCCTTTCTAGAGACGCGTTCCGGTCTACGCGTGCATTTCAATCTTCGTCATCGTCGCTGTGTTCGGGCTTCGGGTCTGGTCCGGCCGGCTTGTCGTCGCCCATGCTGTCCCGCAGGCCGGGATAGTAGACATCGCATCGCTCCCACGCTGGCGCGTTCCACTTCGAGCAGTCTGATATGTGTGCGCCGAGGTCAGTCACTGCAAAGTCCTCACCGAGCGAGGCGATCAGTTTCGCGAGCCGGTAACGTCCCCGCCGTTCGCAGCGGGAACACGCGACGTTGATATGGCTTGTGCGTGCTGCCACTTCACCGAGCGTAATGCTTCCTTTCTTCAT